GGTGGAGATCGTGTTGACTCATACTTGTTATTCTCAAATCCACATCAGTACGGCAAATCAATCGATATTCGCTTTACACCAATTCGTGTGGTATGTAACAACACTTTGACTTTCTCGCTCGAATCAAAAGCAGAACGCTCTGTTCGTGTAGGTCACCGTGTAGAATTTGATGCTCATTCAGTTAAAGAACAACTCGGTATTGCGACTATGAAAATGGAACAATACAGTGAAGTTGCAAAGTTCTTGGCTGGTAAACGCTTTAATCAAGACTCATACATTGAGTATCTGAATTCAGTCTTTCCGCGTACAGCAGATAAGCGTGTACAAGGTAAAGGATTGTCAATCGATACACTTTCACGTAACGCTAAACTTGCACATGATGTTATTGAAACTCAGCCAGGTGCAGAGTATGGTGAAGGTTCATGGTGGCAGGCATTTAACTCTGTCACTTATATTACTGACCATGTACAAGGTCGTAATGCAGACAACCGTCTTTATTCATCATGGTTCGGCGGTAATCAAGTTCGTAAGAGCCAAGCTCTTTCAAAAGCAATCGAATATGCAGAAGCGGCATAATGTATCGCATTAAAGGATACTTTAGGGATCATACTGTTGTCAGATACTTTACTGACCAGTATGATGCCATAGAGTTTAAAGATATAGTGGATGCTCACTATCCACTAAAAGTGACATATGAAAAGGGAGTTTATCCAGTGAGAACATTTATTGTTAATAGTTGGAATGCGGTGATGGATGATAAACGAAATCCACTCAGTAATATTCCAGACTTAAACACGCGACACATGGTGATGCAGGTATTAGCATGGATGTGGTGTATTGTATTTGCATTTATTGTTGGTAGTTGGACTGCATTCGGCGTAAGCGTTATCGGCCACGTTATTCTACTTGCGGCTATTGCAATTACTGTCGGAACATTTGAAACGGCTAAACGAGCTCCACAATATTTCGGTGGACTTGGTCGAGGTAATGGTGGAGAACACGAATGAGAAGTATTGATAGAGACGTCAAGGCTATGTCCCAAGGCCTTGACGCTGTTAACCAAGAGATTGATTTTTGGGAACAACGGAAGAAGAAAGATAAGTCTATGAAACATAGACTCGAACGTCTCTATGAGGCAAAAAAACATCTTATGGAAAACCCTGATAAAGCAAATGAATTAGTTCAGAGGTTGTAGTGTGAATAATAGTCAATGGAATGTTGAAATAAACCCTAAGTGTGAATGTGGTTCTAGGTTATTCATCACTGCTGAAGGTAAAGTAAGACCTTGTATGTGGATAAGTGAAAGAAGTCCAGAAAAAAATATATTTGATGATGATATAAATTATGATATGAATCATACGTCGCTTGACGATATCATAAATTTACACTTAAAAAAATTTACTGATAACGTAAAAGAAAATCCATATAACGGTTTAAAAATTTGTTTTTATGAATGTACATCTTGAATTAACTAGAAGATGCTTGCTTGCTTGTCCTAAATGCCCTCGTACTATAATGCGGGGACAATATGACATATGTGATTTATCTCTAAATCATATTGAGCAAGTGTGTAAGTTAAATCCAAAAATGATATACCTTCTTGGAAACTATGGAGATCCTATATATCATCCACAAATGCATGAAATAATTATGATCATGCAACATTACAATCAACCATTTTCTTTGCACACAGCAGGTACTGGTAAAAGGCTTGATTGGTGGAGTGATATATATGATAGTTATGACAATACAAAAAGCAAATTCGTATTTGTTGTTGATGGTATTGAGCATAGCGCACCAATTTATAGAATAGGTATGAATTGGTCTGAAACATTTGGTGCTATGTCTTTAGGCGCAAGCCTTGGCAAAAACATTGAATGGGAATATATAATTATGAAGCATAACGAAGATGATGTCGAGCAAGCACAGATAATGGCCCGTGAACATGGCATCAAATTCAAACTACGATATAGTCAAAAGTGGGATGGAGATAATGACCCATATAAACCACTAATGACTTATGAACAATATAAAAGTTTTTTAACAGCATAAGGTAAAAGGTAATGAAGAAAATTATGCTAATGGCTGCAGCCGCAGTCATGACGGTATCCGCAAACGCACAAGCAGACTGCGGTAAATTTAGTATGGCTGGACTTTCATGGGGCTCAGCAGCAATTCTCGGTGAAATTGATCGACTATTGTTAAAAGAAAATTTTGGTTGTGAGATTGAACTTATTCCAGGTGGAACTGTTCCATCGTTTACTTCAATGAATGAAAAGCAATATCCAGACGTAATGGGTGAATTATGGCCAAACGCTGCTGGTATTGACATTTACAATAAATCTATTGAAGAAAATAGAATTGTAGAAGTAGTAGACAAATCGCCTATTGGCGGTGTTGCAGAAGGTTGGTATATCCTTCCAAATGTGCTTGAAAAAAATCCTGAATTAACAACACTTGAAGCAGTACTTGCTAGACCTGATCTCTTTCCTCACTTTGAAGATCCTTCAAAAGGTGGATTTGTATCATGCCCTGCCGGTGCAGGATGTCAAATCTCTAATTCTAATCTTTTTGTAGCAAATAAAATGAAGGAAAAAGGTTGGCAATTAATTGAACCAGGATCTTATGCTGCAGAAGATGCAACTATTTCTAAAGCTGCATTACGTAATGAGCCGTGGTTTGGTTACTATTCAGCTCCTACAGCCTTTGTTGGGAAATACAATCTAGTAAAACTTGACTGGGGCGTTGACTTTGCTGGCCAAGAAAATTGGAATTGTATTACAAAGCCGGGTTGCCCAGAGCCAAAGCCTTCAGCATGGACAGAATCATTTGTACGTACAGTCATGACTGCTGAATTTAGTAAAAAAGTAACTCCAGAAGTAAGATCTTATTTTGCAAGTCGTGAAGTACCAGGTGATCTTATGAATAAGCTTCTCATGTATATGGATGATAATCAGGCTACACCTGATCAGGTTGCTGAGCACTTTATGGAAAACTATAAGGATGTATGGAAAAACTGGGTGCACTGATGAAAGCACATAGTATAGACCAAACTGCGGCATGGGCTAAAAGCTGGAATATGAAAGGATTCGAACATCTCTATCCTGAGAATCGTGAGAAGCAACGTCAGTACGCCACACGCCAGTGGAATGAAAATAATCGGGAAAAACTTAACAAAAGTGTAATACAACGCGATCGTTCTAAATGATACATAATACTATAACACATTATTGGAAGTGGTTTGTCAAAATAAAGAAACAGTATGGCGTCCTCACTGCTTTAATGTGTTTTTTGTATAACGGTAAAAACTACAATTTAGATGGAACATACAGATGAGCTACATCTCGAAACTATCAAAAAAGGTATGGAAAATGGAATTTTCAAATCCTATCATGCAAGTCTTAGTTGGTCTTGTTGTATTCTATTTTGGGCTTAAAATGTTTGCTGGTGGCATGAAGTCTATGGGTAACATAGAACACCTTGCGTATTTTACACATAGTCCTCTTTGGATGTTTGCAGGTGGAATCATTATGACTCTACTTTGGCAGTCATCTTCTCTCTCAACTACGGCAATCATTGGATTGGTTGCATCTGGTGCAGTACCACTACCCGCTGCAATTGCTGCAGTGCTTGGTGCTAACATTGGAACGACTGGTACTATTTGGTTGGCAGGCGCTCTTGTCTCGGATGGTATGCCAAAGGGTGATACGTTGCGAATTGCAATGGCTCATACTGGTGTGAATCTTCTAATGGCGATATCATTGTTACCGTTTGTTCGGCCAATTGCAAATTGGATTACCAAATTAACTACATAGTTCCTACACCCCAGAGAAAAAGGGCACTTTTGTGCCCTTTTTTTGTTTACATTTCTGTATAAATAGTGTATAGTTGTTGTATGATTAAACAACATAAGGAAAAAAACATGCTTAAGTTTAAAACATTTGACATGATACAGGAGATGGCAGCTGTGAATGTAGCGGATCTAGATATGAACTTTTTAAATAGAGCTCAAAGGGTAACATCATTCAATCTTAAGACAGGCGATTTTGAAAGTCTTAAATATAAAGCTGAAATACAACACTTATTTAACAGATCGTTTTTTCCTGACTTTGATTTGAATGATACTATGAAAGGACAGCCTAACATACGGAAGTTGAATGCAGCAATTGGTAAATTGAAAAAAGAAAGCTTTATTAACTACAATCGACTTCACTTTTACAATCTAAAAGGAGTAGGCCCGGGAGAGGCAACTCTCTACTTTCTTTTAGATGATGCACATCTTGGTGGCGGTGGATCTGCCGGTGTCGATCTCGTTTGTGCAGGTCAAAAATACGAAGTTAAAGCTTGTCTTGTATCAAGAGATGGTAGATCACTAAGTGGCTTTAAACTTGGCGGTACTGCGCCTGTTGGATCACTTGTTACAGAATTAGTAAAGTACAAAAAAGAACTTGGATTTGCTACAAAAGGTAAAGGCGAAAACGAAGTTAATACAACTCAGATGGCTGCAATTAAGAAAGCATATCCTCGTGAATATGCCAAGATTGAAGCTAACTATGGTAGAATTGCAGGTAAGTACTTCGGTAATATTCCTGTGATCTTTATTAACAACAACTCAGGTGACAAAGTAGATCCCGAAGACAAAGCAGAAAAAACAAGACAGTTAACTGGTGCTGCAGGTGGTGTAGTAGCAATTAAGAAAGTAACTGCACGAGACATTAAAATGCAAGTCGCAACACAAGGTACATTGAAACCAATGGTGTCTATATAATGAACTTTTCACAATACATAACTGAACAGAAGAACACACACATGACTCATATAGAAGATAAAGTTCTATATGGGGGAGTAAAAGGAACAAGGGACGCAATCATGGCATTACGTTCTCTTCGAGATGCACTAGGAGGTGTACATGATGGAAACGTTAGTGTTAAATGGGACGGTGCTCCTGCTGTGTTTGCTGGGATTGATCCTAGTGATAAACGATTCTTCGTGGCGAAGAAAGGGATCTTTAACAAATCTCCCAAAATATACAAGAGTGATGCTGATATTGATGCTGATACTAGTGGCGATCTTGCTACCAAGCTTAAACTCGCTTTACGGTATCTTCCTGACTTAGGAATCAAAGGAGTAATACAAGGTGATTTTTTGTTTGGTCCGGGCGACGTTAAAAAAAGTAAAATCAAAGGTAAAGACTATATTACCTTTCACCCCAATACAATCGTATATGCAATACCTGCAGGCACGGAAATGGCCAAGCAAATATTATCGACAAAAATCGGAATCGTATGGCACACGGAATATAAAGGCTCGTCATTTGAATCTATGAAAGCTTCATACGGCGTTGACATAACTCGATTTAAGTCTAAGAATGTGTGGTCTCAGGATGCAATGTTGAGAGACATGACGCAATTTACTATGTCAAAAAAAGACACGGAGGAAGTCAATGCATTACTTAGCGAGGCAGGTAAAATCTTCAATCAAATCAGCGGTAGCACACTTAGGCAGCTTGAAAATAATAAAGAGCTTGCACAAACTATTGAAACGTTTAATAACACATATGTGCGCCGCGGCGAAGTGGTTACTAATAGCCGTGCACACGTTGGGAATCTTTTACGCTATGTACGCAACAAGTATCGTAAAGAGATTGCGAAGCGTAGTACTGAAAGAGGAAAAGCAGCACAACAAAAAAAATTAGATGAAGTACTTTCATTTTTCTCAGCAGAGAATAAAATGTCTCTTATAAAAATGTTTGATTTACAAAAGTATATTATTCTAGCGAAAATGAAACTTATAAATATACTTAATAAATTAAATAAAGTACAAACATTTTTAAAGACAAAAAAAGGATATCGAACAACAGGCCAAGAAGGCTACGTAGCAATCGATAAACTTGGTGGTGATGCAGTGAAAATTGTGGACCGAATGGAATTCTCATTCGCAAACTTTTCACCTACAATATTAAAGGGATGGGATAAACCAGGGAGAAACTAATGGCTGAAAAGCTATTGAGGTTTAAAGACCTATACATGGCAGAGTATCGTCCAGGCGAGGACGAGCTTACTAACTATCGTGCAATGAAACGTAAGAAACATATGTACGAGGCAGTTAAATATCCTCATATGATGTATGACCCGAAGACTGGTAACGAAATAGAAGTTAAAACGCCAGCTGATCATGAAAAATATACTAAGATGGGTTATACACATGAGAAACCAAGTGTAGATGAAGCTCTAGATATTCGTCAGAGATTAGCCAAATCTCGTATGTTTAGGCGATATAAGTCAAAGATCAAGTTAGGTCGCGCTCGCGCAAAGCGTCGCATGGCTAAACCTGATGTCTTACGTAAACGCGCTAATAAAGCAGCTCGTACACTCATCCTTAAAAAAATTACTAAAGGTCAAGATAAATCCGATTTATCATTTGCCCGCCGCCAAGAGATTGAAAAGCGTTTAGAGAAGCCTGCAGTTAAGAAAAGAATTGCAATGCTCGCTAAGCGCATGTATAAAGATGTTCGTAAAAAAGAAGTTGAGCGGAAAAAAGGTTAATGATTAATTCATTTAGTAAGTTTCTTGTTGAAGAAGAAAAGCAGGTTTTCTTTACCTTTGGTAGAATGAACCCGCCTACAATTGGTCATGAGAAGTTATTAAATAAACTTGCTCAAAGTTCTCGTGGTTCGTCATATAGAGTTTACCTGTCTCAGTCACAGGATAATAAGAAGAATCCTTTACAGTATGCAGAAAAGATTAAGATTGCGCGTAAGATGTTTCCACGACACGCTAGATCTATTATGTTAAATAAAAAAGTCAAGACAATCTTCGAAGCTTTAACTACGATGTATGATGAAGGGTTTGCAAATATCAATATGGTAGTGGGATCAGATCGTGTAACTGAATTTGAGATTCTTCTTAAACGTTATAATGGCACAAAGGGAAAGCATGGATTCTATAACTTTAGAAAAATTAATGTTATCAGTGCAGGCCAGAGAGATCCGGATGCAGAGGGCTCGGAAGGTGCGAGTGCTACAAAGCAGCGTGAGGCGGCGAAATCAAACGACTTCACGGCATTCGCTCAGGGTCTCCCGAAAAAAGTTAGCAATGCAGATGCAAAACGAATATTTAATTCAGTCCGAAAAGGACTTGGGTTAAAAGAACAAAAAGAATTTAAGAATCATTTACAACTAGAACCTGTATCTAAGGTTAGAGAAGCATATGTTTCTGGAAATTTATATAAAAAAGGCGATGATGTTATTATTAAAGAAACATCACAAGTTGGAACTATATTGCAACTTGGGTCTAATTACGTAATTGTAGAGGCAAATGGTATGAAGTTTAGAAAATGGCTAGATGATATTGAACCGTTAGATGAAGATTATTATAAAGGCCTTTCTAAATCAACTGCAGATAAAAGAAAAGCACACTTTAAAAAACATGGCGATAAACCTGATGATCAAAAGAGTGCTTATAAGAAAGCACCTGGTGATGCTACTGCAAAAACAAAGCCAAGCAAGCATACAATAAAGTTTAAGCAGATGTATGGTGAACAAAATGCAGACATGGCAAAAGCAAAAATTGAAAGAGAAAAAAAGGCAGATCAGATTAAGCATGATCGCATGATGGATAGAGCACGAATGAGAGACACACTTAAAAAGAACAAGGAAACAAAATGATTAGGTTTAGTCAATACCTCTCAGAGGAAGAAAAGAAGGGTCTTGCGGCTAAGGCTGAAAAGTCTGGTATGCCAATCGGTATCCTTCGTAAAGTCTATAACCGTGGAATGGCTGCATGGAAAACTGGTCATAGACCAGGAACTACACCACAGCAATGGGCTATGGCACGGGTCAACTCATTCGTAACTAAATCCTCTGGAACATGGGGCAAGGCAGACAAAGATCTAGCTGCAAAGGTAAGAAAATAAAATGAAAACATTCGATCAAATTAGAGAAGGTTTTGTATCAGCTGCGCAACGCAGAGCAGTATGGGCATCTAAAGCTGATGGCGGTAAAGGTCATCCTGATAATAAAAAGAAAAAATCTAAAAAAGAAGATGTGGCTGTCAAAGAACAAGATGAAGTCAATGAATTAGATACTTCTACCTTAGTTTCTTATAGAAAAAAAGCTAATAAGCAAAGATACAGTAATAACATTTCAAAGAGAACTCAAAGAACTGCTGGTGTTGATAGAGCTGATAAAAAGCTAAAAAAAAGCAATATTGATAAGTTTGGCGATCACTCTCCAAAGGGTGTTGACAGAATGGGTAACCGTAAAGAAGATTCTTCTGATGCGGTTAAAGCATTCCTTGCTAAAGGCGGTAAGATTAAAAAACTTCCACCAGCAAAAGCTCAAGGTTATCATGGCAAAGATGATCCTGGTAAAGGTATGCATGGCATGATGGACAAGCCTGATACAAAGGCCATGGGTACTCGTAAGAAAGTCAAGTCAATGGAGGCTACCCAGGTTGATGAAATCTCTAAAGATACTAAAAAGAGTTACATCAAAAAAGCTGCAGATGATATGAGTAAACAGGCAGACAGAATGGCTAGAGCTCAGCGTGGCGATGGTAAAATGGACAAAGCAGTTAATAAATTTGTTAATCGTCGTAAAGGCATTGCACGTGCAGTTGAAACTAATGAAGTAGAAAAAGAAAGTCTATGGGATAACATTCGTAAGCGTAGAGCTGCGGGTAAACCAAAGCTAAAGCCAGGTGATAAGAACTATCCTAAGACTCTTAAGCTTGACCATACTGTAAATGAGCTAGATCAATCTACAATGAATAGCTACCATGATAAGGCTCAAAAAAGCAAAGACAAAGCCACAAACTCTGCAGTTGCAACTATCTTGAGAAAAGGCGATCATTCAAAAGATCTTAAAACAATGTCAAAGCGTGAAAAAGGTATGAAGCTTGCTAAATCTAGAACAATTAAAAAAATGCGCGGAGATAAGTAATGAAATCGTTTAAATCTTTTTACGAAGATATGACTTTTAAAGTAGAGA